ATGGCTGCCAGGTCGTTCTTGGCGTTGTTGAAGCTGGTGAGGTCGACCTGGGTGCTGGCGGCTTTCGGGTCTTTGTTTTTATCCTCAAGCCCCTTCAACAGCGTGTCATAGGCCCCGCCAGAGAACTTGGCACCATCGAAGCTGACACCATCAAGTAGCGGCGACTTCTGACCAGTCTTCTCAGCGTTTTCGTATAGCGCACTGAACTGGTCATTGAGCTTTTTCAACCCAGCCTGGCGTTTGGCCAAAGGGTTCACGTTATCGAGCTGCGCATCCAGCGCCCGCTGAGCCTCAATAGCCTTCTGGTTCGCGTCAGTGTTTTCACCGGTGGCGATTGCCAGATTGGAGCTGGCCGCCTGCCTGGCTTTCAGGCCTGCAAGTTTCTTTTCCAGAGCCTCGGTCGAGTCGTCATGCTCCCCGGTGCCCAGGCCTAGTGCGGTGTTGAGCGAGCTGAGGCCATTGGAGATGGCGCCAGCCACCCCGCCGCCCTTGCGCGTATCCAGCACGCGCTGAGTGATCTCAATCTGCTTGGCCAGGTCGGGGAAAATCTCCGACCGGACTTCGGCGTACGCGCCTTTGATAGCGGTCTTGATGTTGTCCCAGTCGCGCTCTACGTCGGATAGCGACTCGCGGTAGGTCTTCAGCCGCGTAAGTGCGGCCTGATTCAGGTCTTCGCTGAGAGCATCAAGCGCGCGCTGACTGTCGCCTTGGTCGTCCAGCCCTTTGATCACCTGGTACTGCTCAAGGGTCAGCAGTCCGTACTGGCTGCTGATCTTGCCTGCCGCTTCGGTGGCCGTTTCGCCGGCAGTGGCAAAAGACTTGGCAAGTTCGCCGGCGCCCTGCCCGGTTACTTCACTCACGGCCGCTGCAGCTTCAGCCAGATTACGCATCTGAGTGCCGCTGGTGGCCGCGCCAGACGCCAGAGAGACAACCGCCTCCCGTGCGCCGGTTATGTTGCCTGTGATCCGACCAGCGCCATCAGCCATGTCCTTCAGGCTGGCAATGGTCTGCCCGGCTCCGTTCGTGCCGCCGTTGATTGCGGCATTGAACTCCCGCGCCTGCTTCATCGCATCGAAGTAGGCGTAGCCCAGCGACCCAATTACAGCAACCAAAAGGCCGGCCGGGATCAACATCCCTGCGAGGCTTTTCGCCGATTCACCGGCGCCAGCACCCAGCTGAGCGATCGCACGCGCCCCGCTTCCCAGATCACCCGCCTGGATGGCGTTGGCGAGCTGCATTACGTTTTCCTGAGCCTGGCGGGTGCCGAGCTTCAGCTTGTCGAATGCACCCGCGGCTTCAGTCAGACCTGCGCGGTCCTTGCCGATCTTGGACAAGGCTTCGTTGTAACGATCGGCCTCGATCTGACCCGTTTTGTGCAGGTCGTTGAGCGCTTTCTCCTGAGCTTCCAGCTTCGCCAGCTTGGCGGTTACCGGATCAATCCCGTTGACGATGCGCTTCAGCGCCTCAATCTGACGATTCTCAGCCTCGATCAGCTTTTGCTTCTGGGCCAGCTCTTTGGCTTCCGCCTTTTCAATCTTGTCGTAGGCCTTTCCCAGTTGATCCTGGTACTTAGCCTGCTCCTCGATGGTGACCAATCCGCCCTTGCGGGCGCGCTCCAGCAAGCCTTCGGCCTGAACCAGCGACTCCATGCTCGAGATATTGCCCGTCATCGCCTTGTCGAGTCGGCTGATGACGGAGATTTCCGCTACTGCGCTGTCAGTTGCTTTGCGACTTGCCCCGGCTTGACGGTCCCTCGCTGCTGTCGATTTATCGATGCTTTGCGCAACGTCCGCTTCTGCCTGGGAAACCTTTTTACCGGTGTTGGCCAGGCCTTCGCCCGTTTTGCCCAGGTCATCAATGGCCTTCTGGGCGCCTTCCGCGGAATCGACCAGCTTATCCAGATCAGTAGCAGCCTTTGCGGCCTGCGAAGACTCGACCGCAATACCCAGGGAAGCGAAGTTGGTGCTCATTTGTTTTCTCTCTGTTCCGCCATCACCTGCAGGGCTTCAGCCTCCATACGGCGGAAGTCGCTGAAAATGGTTTGTCGCTGGCTGATCGGTACGCCACACATCCGAATAACCCCGGAGAGAACGCTGTAGTCCATGCCTGTTGCGCCGCACGCGCCTGTGCGCCACTGAGTGCTCATGGCCTCGAAGACCTTGAAGGCCTCCCAGTTTTCCGGCCAGATGCCGACTTCCTTGTCGGGGATATCCTGGCGCGATAAGCCAAAGGCCATCAGATCTGCATCTGACGGCCCTGGCTCATACAGCGCGCGAGAGGCGCTTAGGAGTTTCCCAGGCGGGCCTCGCTGAAGGCTTCGGCGTACGCGTTCAGCACTGCCTTCGGGGCCGAGTTGATCGAATTGACGAGGATGCGCACATTTTCAGGCGTGAATTCCTCTTCGATATCCCAGCCCACCACCACATCCAGCAGTTGGTCTGCTTGAAGGGCGATCTGGGCGGCGGTAAAAGCTTTGAGGTCCATGTCGCCGACCAGCTTACTCAGCTCGTCGTGCCGCTCGTTCCAGCAGGTATACAGCTCGGCAAGCGCGGTGCGGTCCAGGTACTTGAATTCAAACTCAACCTTTTCGGCGCTGTACCCAGCCCTCTGGATCATCACCGGCGCCTTGAAGGTCGGTTTCTGGATCAATTTGAACTTGGCCATGGATTACACCGTGGCCGCGTAGCGGGTTGGGCGACCAGTCAGGGCGATGCTGATGACACGAGTCATCAAGTTGTTGCGGGACATGGTCGGCGTCGAGGTAATCGACACGTACCCGTTGTAGATGATGCTGCTGCCGCCAGGAAGGTTGAGTCGGAGCAGGCGCGCTTGCTTGTCGTCGTCGGCGGCCTCGCAGACCTCCACATAGGGCTTGGAAGGATCATCGGCGACGGTGATGGTCAGCGTGATCGGATTTTTGGTAGTTGGCATCTGGCGATCATCGTCGTCGGCCAGGAAACCAAAGGTCAGAAACTGCTGATCGCCGCCGCTGGAGTTCAGCTCGGTGATTTGCGAGATCTCAGTGAATCCCGTCACCTCCCGCACCGAGCCAATGCCCGAGCCGGCCGGATACTGCTGGACGTTGACGGTATTCACGTTTTCCAGCGCGAAAGTGCCGCTGGCGATCTCACCAACACGAACGCCTCGCCCTTCAAGGCGAGTCCAGCCAGAGTTGACGGCGATGACATCGCCTTCGGCCAGGCCATGCGCTGCCGCGGTAGCGACGGCTGGATTGGCGTTGGTCAGCGCAGTGAATGGGATCGCGGGGCCATAGGTGGCTGCAATCTCGAAGGTGGCGCCGTTGGGCATTTGGATGCCGGCCATGGGTGTTTCCTCTTTTCAGAAATGACAAAACCCGCACAGAGGCGGGTTTCGGGGTTTGCCCAACGGGCGTATTCAGGTGGCGGTGTCGGCTCGGTACTCGAACGACACCGCCACCGTGTAAGTCGGCGGGTCTGTAATGCCTGGGCCTTGGTCAACTGGCGACATGGTCACCACGGTAACGCCAGACTTTGTGTCTCGCGCATACAGCGGGAACAGCGCGGTCAGTTCAGCCACAAGCGGGCTCGTCTTGGTCTTGCCGGTATTGGCCGGGGCCACAATGCTGACCTGGTAGACGCCGATGAAAGCGCGGTGGTCGCCAGCGAGCGTGCTGCTCGCGGTATCGCCCGGGAGCAAGAACGCCCGCAGATAGGTCTCGCCGTCGGCCGGATCGTACTGGACGTTCTCGAACACTACCTTGATCGGCTCAGCCCGGGCCTTGCTCCAGGCAATCAGCTTGGCCTCGTAAATGGACGCAATGATGGCGTGGCTCATACCTGGTTGTTCCTTGTGGCTTCGTCGACGATCTGCTGGAAGCGGGACAGGGTGATCCGGACCATGCCGCCGGGTGCCTGGGTCGAATGCCCATACTCCAGCGGGATGCCGTACGGAAGATTGTTCACGATGTAGGCTGTCTCGCCAGCCGTGAGAGCCTGGACCTGTAGTCGCAGCTTGGCCAGCGTCACACCACCAGCCGGGTCGAACTGGTCGAGCGTGCCCTCCGCCGGAGTACCGATGGAAAACTGCCAGTTCCCCCGAAACCGCCCACCAACGTAGTCCCTACCCGCGACCAATCCGTTCACGTTGAAATTCTGGTCGCGCTCGGTCTTGGTCAGGGGCTTGGCGTACTTCACGCCGCGCCGCAGCTTGCCGGCCTTGGTGAAATTTGATTCGTTGAGGTTGACCAGTGTGTTGCGCACGGCGACCTTGAAGTCATAGTCGTCGGCCGCGCGGGTGTTGGTCTGGCGGTGAGCAACGTTCGCTGCCCAGATTTCAGGATTGCCCACCGGAGACATGCGAATTACGCTGCTACCTATCTCGATAACGATCTCACGGATGGTCGCATCGATTCCGCCTTTCGCTCGCTCAGCGAAGTCGCGAATGCTCTCGGCAAAGCTGCCGTTCATGCTCGCGTACTTGCTCGCCATGTCATTTCCTCAGTTGCGCCGTCCACGTTGCATCAGCAGGGTCAGCAGACACGTTCATCACCCGCAGCCCGTTGACGATATCGCCAATGGCCGGAGCTGCCGGTACCGTCGTCGGCACATCGTCATTCGACACGAACAGCTCGTTTTGCAGCACCAGCAGCTTCTTGTCGGTGGTCTGGATCAGGGAGCCGTCGATTTCCTTGGACAGATAGCTGCCCAGAACGCCGCGCCCGGTATACGTAACTGTGGTCTCCGGCGTTTCGCCGCCCAAGTCAGGGTCATACTCGCCCGCTACCTTGCGCACGCCTGTCACCGGCTTTACCGCATCAGCCAGCCCATCGGGATCGTCGAACGCTTCAGCCATTTCGGCTTGGATCTCTTCGCGCATGCCCATGATCAGATCCTTTTCAGCATCATCACGCCGGAGCGTGTGATCCACGGCGCCAACAGGGCCAGGGCGAAGTTCACGCCAGCCGACTGATCGGTAGAGCCGGCCACGTAGGTCTTGCTCACCGATGTGCCGGACTGAGCCGATACCGTCTTGCTCTGAACTTCCTTCTGCGTGGACGTGTACAGCTTGCCCGCCGCCGCTTCTTTTGCGACTTGGGCGCCGGCTGTTTTGATCTCGGGCGGTACTGGATCGGGAACAGCCCGTTTGATCTTGGCCGTGAGCCAGGCATTGGCCATGGTCACAGCAAGGACCGGATCACCGGTGCCGGCCCAGTCAGGACCGAGCTGGGCGTCAACATCGGCAACGGTGATGTAGTCGGTCATGTGCTTGTCCTTATTCCGCTGGCACCAGGGCCTGCAGGTCTTCTTTCTTGGCGGACGGGTCGAAGGCAATGCCCTTCTCGGTCAGCCATTCTTTCAGCTCAGGGACCTTCATTTTCAGAGGGTCGGTTTCTTTGCGCTCTGGCTCCTTGCCGTCGGAAACCCTGATGCCGGCGGCCTGGTAAGCATCGAAGATATCCGGTGCATCGCCATCAACGACCACCTCAGTAGCGGAACCGATGACACCGAAAAATTCGCTCAGCAAGCGGTAGCACACGCCGCGCTCTTTGCCCGGCTTGTCCGTGTAGATCACTTTCATGAGTCACCTCAAAAGCACCCCGGCGCCCATAAAGACGCCAGGTTATGTAGGCCGGATTACGGCGTGGTGGTACCGCTGATAACAGCAGCGAAGGGAACCTGCTTGCGGCTGAATACGCGCTGCCAGTTCGCGGCAGTGGCGTATTGGGTGGCGGTCGGGCTGAGGTTTTGTGCCTCGGAACCCTTCCAGCTGAAGCCGGCAGGTTGGAGGATGTAAGTCTTCCGCTCCCACAGCACTTCGGCACCGCCGCCATTGCCGCCGCCCGGCTTACGCTCCAGCTCTACCGGCACCTTCGGTGTGCCCTCGCCATAGCCGAAAGCACCTTGGCCGAAGAACACGGACAGGTACTTGCCCGCGCCGTACACGAGGGCATCGTCCATGAACACCGGCTTGCCAAGGTAGGTGGCCAGGATGATTTTGCCGTCGGAGTCGCGCAGGTACTCGATGAGGTCCTGCTTGACCATCTGGTTCATCACCACCGAGTGCACGCCGATCGCGCCGAACTGGTCAGCGGCATCGCCGGCGGTGAACGCGGCATCTTGGAAGGCATTTGCGCTGATGGTCGCGCCCGCGTCGATGACCATGTCACCGCCGTTGTTCGCGATGTTCGAGGCGATGATGCCGCGAGCCGCGCCCAAGGTGTAACGCTGCCATTGGCGGGTCCAGTAGGTACCGAAACGGTTGCGGATCTGCTGCTGAGGCTCGGTGTTCGCCAGCTCAGCGGTCAGGTCGGTGACGCCGTAGCCTTTGTTGAGGTACAGAACCCGGGCACGCATGCTGTCCTGGGTTACTTTGCCGACTTCGCCCTGGTCGTTCGGATCATCGTTGCTGATGTTCGGAGCTTCATCGGCGTTGAGATCCTGCCAGTAGCTGATCTCGGCGGTTCCCTGGCTGCCGGAGGCGATCGCATCCAGCACAGGCGAGCGGGTCACAATGCCCGACTCGTACACAGCGGTCTTTTCCGGGCTGTTAACCGGTGCCAGAGAGGCGTAGTAGTCGCCGACGAAGATGTCGGTCAGTTGGGTAGTTGCCATGGATTAGGTTCCTTTGGTGGCCTGGATTTTCTTGAAGAGCTCGGGGTTGTCACGGGCGATCGCAGCGCGCTCGGTTTCCGTGTACTCACCCCACTTTTTCGTGGCCTTGCCACCTTGATCGCCGGTCGGACCGGCACCCTGAGCCCTTGGCCACAGGTGTGTTGCTGTTTCACGCAGCGACTCCGCCCATTCGAGCGGCGACAGCGGGGTTTTCCCGTCCTTCCCGTAAACGACCTCGCCGTCACGGTCGGTGGCAATCGCCTCGCCGTCTTCACTGAGTTTGAAAGTGCCCCGGGCGCGCAGAATGATGTCTTCGGCAGCCTCGGGGAGCGCGCCGGCCTTGATGGCAGCAGCGCGGATGGAATCGGCCAGCACCTTGTCGCTGTACTTAGCGGCAAATTGTTCGGCCTTATCGGCACGGGCCTTCTCGGCTGCCAGCTTGGTGTCATAGTCGGTGCGAAGGCGCTCGGTACGTCGGGTGATGACCTCGTCCAACTTGCCCTCGGCAATCAGCTTGGTCTCTTCATCCTGGCCAACCTTGGTCAGCAGGCCCTTCACGGCTGCGATGTCCAGGCCTTCGAACTGGGTCTTGAAGCCATCCAGTTCAGTTTTGGTGGTCCGGAGCGAGCCAAGCAGCTCGGTGTTTTTGTTCTTGAGGCCTACGGTTGCAGCCTCAACAGCTGCAGCAATGGCGGTCTGAACTGCCGGGTCTTCAAGATCAATCTGGTTTTCGTCTGCCACTTGGTGCACCCCTTGGGTTTGATCGGCCCGCTTTGCAGGCATAAAAAAACCGCCTCTTGGGCGGTGTGTTGGAACTAGTATTGTTAGTCGGATTTGATGGGATACCAGTAAAAAGAAACCCCGACGAACGCCGGGGCTTTTATTTTTTAGCCAAAATCAATAGCTCCAGTGCAGGTCAAATAGTGTTTTTCCCGTTGATGTGACGATTAACGGTCGGCTGACTCTTACCGGTCAGCTTCTGGATCTGCTTCGCCGGGACGCCTTGAGCATCCAGCGACTGACATACAACGTCACGCTGCGCCATACTCAACGCTTCGAAGACTGCTTTGTTCATTTTCGACTGATTGGACTCCATAGCTGTGAAGCCCGCCTCAATCGCCTGGTTGATTGACCCAATCATTTGATCTTTTATGTCTTGTACCGTAGTGCCCATCTCAAACCTCTTCATGAATCAGTTGCCCGCGAGAAATTTCGCGTGAATAAATTTAACCATTTAAGTGATTCATAGCAATATAAACATTTTGTTACATGCCTGTATCCACTGGGCCAAACCTGAAACAAGAACAGAGATTATGTATTCATCACTACGTGTATTTTCAAAATAAAATCTATATTCACACCAACCGCAATCCGCGCATCACCAGGTAATCGGCGAACTGGGTCCTGCTCGGCGCGTATGGTGGTGGCCGCATGCGCAGCCCTCGCGTATTTCGGTTGAGCCGCGTGCGCCGGCCATTTGGCTCAGTGCAATGCGTCGGCTCCTCGATCTGGAAGCCCTGCTCGTCAGCGTACAGCTCAACCGCCAACCGGACTTGACCCCATTCAAGCTCAAAGGGCACGAACGTCTCGGACAACGTCTGGTATTCGATCTTGCAGTCACGCCGAGGCCAGGCCATTGCCTGCTCAGGTTTGGCCTTGTGACCCTTCCACTGGCGACCGTTGATGTCTGCGGCAGCACGCAGCAGAAGTTCGGCCTGCGCAGCCTCAGCTTCAGGTATCCGGAACCCGTAGTAGTCGCGGTAGAAGGTCAGCTTCTCCAGAGGCACGAAGCTATTCGCGTCTGGCCTACCCTTCCCGTCCTCAACGATGATCTGCATGTGCTATCTCAACCTGGTTGAGCGCCGAGTGTAACGCCTGCTCGGGTGAACATGTCAGGTTCGGCTTCCTTAAGCTGCGCCAGGGTCAGTGGCTTGAATGATTTGTCGAGCTGCAGCTTCGCGAACTTCTCCGGCGTCAGCCCTCCATCGCGGAACAACTTGCCCCGGACCGGCCCGAGGGCATGATCCTGGAAGCTCACCGGTTGCGTTGCCAGCCACTCGTAATAATTCAGGCCAGCGTCGACCTGGGCCCCGCCGTTATCGCCCACCGAGGCGCGCGTGGCGTCCTTCGCGAACATATCCGAAAGCCTGGTGGTCGGTACCGTGGTTGACCGGCAGTTGATATGCGCCGGCGGCAGCGGGCCTTTACCAAGGTCGAAGCGCATCCCATCCAAGCCCTTGCACTGTTGCGAGGTCTTGCGGTCGAGCGTCGACACCCAGCGATAGCCCAGCACCACGTCGCTGTTGGCCTTCAGCGTCTCCATGCGCGCCGTTGTGGCCACATGCTGGATTGCCGTCTGCACTACGGCGGCAGCATTGCGGTTGCTCACCGCCAGGACGCCATCCGTGAAGTTCTGCGCCGCGGTGCCGCGAATCGCCTGGATGATCTGGGCATTGGTCTGGCCCTGGCCGAATCCGAGCCGGATCGTGTTCGTCACACGCATTGTCTCGGTCCGCGTCCAGCCGCTGACGAAGCTCTTCAGCAACTTGCCGCCATCGACGCCCTTGACCTGAAGCGGATAAGAGAACACCGCCGCGCGGATCACCGTATTGGTTGGCACCACCGCGTCGATGGAGAGCGCATTGCTTAGGCTTTTTGCCTCAAAGGTCGACTCATAGAGCGCGATATCGACGAGATCTGCCTGCACCAGGTCGCCGTAGGCCTTGTAGATCTCCAGCAGCTTGCCGTCAACCCGGGTCAGGAACTGCTCAAGCCGGTCCCGGCTGTAGGTAGTCAGCTCCTTGCGGGTGAGTTGCTCCCGCACCAGCTTGTCGATCTGGCGCAGGTACTTCTCGAACTTCTTGACCTCGCCGGCCTTAAGCCGCTCCAGCATTACCGAGTGGCGCGTCGTCTGCTCCAGCAGTTTGCTGTCCGCCTGCACCAGGTTTGTCGATGGCATCGTCTTTATCCAAGTTGATGCCGGCCGACTCGCGCTCATCGCTGATCAGATCGGCTTCGTCTTCGTATGGGCGCTCTGGCAGCTTGCCAGTCGTGAGGTACTGCCAGTAGGTGTCGGCGCTGATCGTGCCGGCCATCACGCCCTTGAGCAGTTCGGCGAGAACCTGGGCGTCGACCACCGGGGTCACGAACTCAGGGTTAACCTTGAACTTGACCTGCTTGGGGTCGTAGCCCTTCCATTCGGAGGCATACCGTAAGCCTTGCTCCACTGCCTCAGCCACCGTGATGACAATGCTGTGCAACGTAGCGTGCTGATCGTTCTGGCGTGTTTTGCGCGCCTCGCCCGACTCCGTGCCACCCACGTCCATGACCTTGGCGCCAGCCTCAAGCGCTGCGTTCTTCTGGTCGTCCATGGCCTTGCGCACTGCTTCGATACCGGCGCCTTGGAATTCCAGGTAACCGCACTCGCCATTCGGACCAAGGTCCCATGCCGCTGATGGGCCGGTGACGCTCAGCTCCACCGCCTCATCCAGGCCAGAAACCCACGGCTGCGGGTGGCTGGTCTGGTGCAGTGATGTGAAGTAGTCAGCGCTCAACTGGTAGGACTTCAGCGCGGCCCGGGCCATGGTCAGCAGCGGCACCTCGTCGACGTCCGGCGAGTTGTCGGTCGAGCCGCAGTAGATCACTGGCAAGTACGACAGGCCTTTAACCAGGCGGTTATCAGTTCCTGTTGTGCCCAGCGGCTTTTCGTCCTCGACCAGCTCACCGCCTTCATTCCGCACGGCGGTGTAGCAGACCTCGTTGAGCATGAAGAACTCACGGAACACCGTGTCGCAGTCATGGCTGTATCGATCGCCGCCCTTCTTGCGGAACTCCCGGAAAACAGAAAGCACCAGGTCCTGCCGGCCGCCTTGATCAGCAGTGTCCCAGTTGATCGCGTTGCGCGTCGCTGTGCCGGTGTCCGGCACCCGGCCGCTGACCGGCACGTTCACCACCAGCGGCACCCGGCGCGCCGCGTCCTGATACAGCCGATATGGAATCGGCTGGCTCCCCGCCGCCCCCGCCATGTAGCGAACCTCACCAACGCCACCATGCAGGCCACCGTCGACCCGCAGTTGATAAGGCGTGTCGGGGTTGCACTCCAGGCGCGGCAGACGCTGATTGGTCAGCGCCGCACCCAGTGGCCCGGTCGGATCATCGAGACGCGCAGCACTGCCGAAATCCAGCACGCCCAATTGTTCGATACCCGCCTCGCGCTGCTGGCCGATCAACTGGCAGCCACGCTGCACGTCAACGCGGACTTCGACCTGA